CGCTGTCCCACTTGCGGCGCTCTGGCTTTGGCTGCTTGACCATGCGCGGCATTGAAATCCACTACGAGCAACCTGACGGCGCACGCGGCGTCATCAATTACTTTACCGGCGACAATGCGGAAGTGTTTGCTTCCAGCGCCGCAGAGCGTGACGCAAAACGCAAGCGCTTAATTGCTCACGCCCGTCACATGGCGGGACAATGGTCGTCAGTATTTCCGAACGACAAGTTCTCCGTCGTCAATATGGACAAACAATGACCGCCCGCGCGCAACCCGCCACCGTTAAGTGCGACAGGTGCCGCGTCGATGTGTACCTGTCGGCGCTGGATGACCCGAAGCGCTGCGTTGATCCGCTGTGCTCATTGCGCCGCGAGTTCGCCCGCGATGCCGAACGCAAAGAAGCGGACAACAAATTCTCTGCCCTGTATCAGCCCAAGATCGGCCGCGCCTATCCGATCACACAGCACCCGCTGCAACAGGACAGTCACATTATCAATTACCGCGCATGGCTCAGGTCATGGGCGAGCTACTTCAACATTCCGCGTTGGGAAGCCGGAAAGGTGCGCGCTGCGATCCGGGCGAAGTTCGGGGAGGCAGCTTAGATGCTTCTCCGATTTGAATTTCGCGTATTGAACGATGAAGGCGAGGTCATCGTCTCCGACTGGACCACATTCACGCCCTACGCAATCGACGTGAACGGCGCAGTCGCGACCGTCGATATGCACACCGGAGCCGCGCTGCGGTTTGTGCGGCGACAGGACATCGCAGGCAAGCTTGAGAGCGAGGCGGCGTGATGGACTTCATTCACCGCATAGCAATTGGCGCACCGCTAACGCCGAACGAATTGCGGTTAGCCGGATGCTTCGCGCTGATGTGGTTTGCGCTGGACCTGATTTGGTTCACGGCAACGCTCAATCATTGGTGGGGGCTATAATGCCGATCGAATGTGGTTATCAAGCGAGCGGGCAGCGCATAAAGTTAGATTGTGTCAACCCTCCGGTTGACCCGTCATGGGATTGGATTTCGCTGCTTATCCATGCTGCGGAAGCCGCAGTAGCAATTGCGGTTATTTGGTTTGTACTACGCTCAGCATTAAGAATTGCAGATCAATGGAATAGAGCGGTTATCTTGCGGCTCGGTAAGTTCTCTCGCGTGGCTGGGCCTGGCATTTTTTTCAAAATCCCACTTGTTGACCAAGTGACGGAATGGGTTTCACTACAGGTTGAAGTAACCGAAATTAAAGCTGAACAAACACTGACGAAAGACACCGTTCCGATCAATGTCAAAACCGTGATGTTTTGGCGTGTCGTTGATCCGCGCGCCGCAGTTGTTGAAGTTGCCGACTACGAGAACAGTTTAGAGCTTGCCGCGCAGACGGCATTACGCGAAGCCATTGGTGCACATGATTTTACAGAACTGCTGACGCAGCGAGCTTCCGTCGATGCCGCGCTTAAGGCCGCTATTGAAGAAAAGGCAAAAGCGTGGGGGGTGGAAGTTCAGTCAATCGAAATTCAGGACGTGAAAATACCTGACGAATTACAGGAGGCCATGAGCCGCGAGGCACAAGCCGAACGAGAACAGCATGCCCGCGTCATTCTTGGCGAGTCCGAAATTGCTATCGCACAGAAATTTGTCGATGCGGCCAAGGTGTACGAGACAAATGCCGTGGCGCTCCAGCTCCGCGCCATGAACATCATTTACGAAACGACCAAGGAACGCGGATCAACAATCTTACTACCAACCGGAATGTTGGACGCATTGAGCGCGCTCAGTACCAGCGTTCCAAAGATTGCGGGTTAATAAATGACCCGCTTGCAGGAAATCGCAGACTTACGCCGCCGCTACCAGGAAGCGGTCGAAGCCCGCAAATGGAAAACGGCGTCACTGCTTCATGCGCGGTTGCTATCGCTGATGACGCGCCAGCTCAACGCGGAAAACAAAGCGGCAAAGCGGAGGACCGCATAAATGTCCTCCGAAGTAGCAATCTGTCAATGCGGCGATCACGCATGGCTATCTTTGACTAAAGGATATTGCGCAATTGTTGACGCCAGCATAGCGCCCGTTGTTGCTGCTTTTGCTTGGCATACAGGATTGTCGCATGGGGCCACACCGTATGCTCGCCGCACTCTTAATTGGAAAATAAATGGTGTGAAACGCTGCACCACACAGACAATGCATGCTTTTTTATTTCCAATTCCTGCTGGTTATGTTGTGGATCACATAAATCAGAACACTCTCGACAATAGGCGTAGAAATCTTCGCCTTTCCACTGATCGACAAAACGCCACTAACCGGAAAAGCAGAAATCAGATGCTTGGTCGGTATAGAGGAGTTGTATCCCGTGAGGGCAGATGGGCTGCTTTTATCCGCGCGGATGGTAAGCAACATTATTTAGGTATGTTTCCCACTCCCGAGCACGCGGCGCGCGCTTACGATGATGCAGCAATTAGATTGCACGGAAGTTTTGCCGTGCTGAACAACGTAGGCGCAGAAAATGTCTAAAGACCTGATGCGCTTGCAATACATCGTCGCTGAAATTGCCGACGCCTGCGCGGACATTCAAACCAAGTGCGGCATCATTCAGCGCGATTTGCACGGCAACGACGCAGAGGCCGCAGTCCGCGAAATCAAAGAAGCGCTTCGCATCGCGCGACAGGTCACGATTTTATCCAACGTTGTATCCGGCGTGATCGAGGCGATAGACACGGCAGCGATAGCGGACGGGGATGTTGAGGCGGCAGAACAATCAGTGGGAGCAGTAGCATGAGCGCAGTAGCTAAGCAGGAAGTCGCAACTTTAGTCCCGTCGCAAGGGACTGCCGTCACCCCCATGGAAATGATCCGCGAAGCTGCGGCGCGCGGTGACATGGAGGTGGTGACGAAACTCATGGACTTGCAGGAGCGATGGGAGAAGAACGCATCTCGCAAGGCATTCAATGAAGCTTTCGCGGCGTTCAAGACCGAGATTTTGCCCGTCATCCGTAACAAAAAAATCACCGACGGCCCGCTCAAGGGCAAAAAATACGCCGAATTGTTTTCGGTCGTGCAGGCGGTGACTCCGGCTCTCGGAAACCAAGGGCTCAGCGCGTCGTGGGACATCGTGCGCGACGACAAAGATTGGATCGAAGTTGCCTGCACGGTCGAGCACGTTCAGGGCCACTCGCGGACGGTCAAAATGGGAGGTCCTCCCGATACGGGAGGGGCCAAGAACGCAATCCAGGCTCGCATAAGCACCGTCACCTACCTAGAGCGGCAAACGCTCAAGGCGGTCTGCGGCATTGCTGAGCAAGGCGACGACAGCGACGGAACCGGCGCGAATGATGCAGGCGGTCCTGTGAATGAGCAACAGCTTGCCGAATTGCAGGCCCGCATCGCGCACGTCGGCATGAACATCCAGCGGTTCTGCACGAAGTACCGAATCGAAGCCGTGCCGGACCTTCCCGCCTCAAAGTTTAACGACGCGATGGCCGCGCTGGACGATTACGAGCGGCGCGCTCAGGAAGCGCAGGTGCGCAAATGAGCGAAGAACTCATCCAAGGCTCAGTCGAATGGTTGGCCGCGCGCTGCGGAAAAGTCACAGCCTCACGCATTGCCGATGTGTGCGCCAAGACGAAAACAGGCTGGGGCGCAAGCCGTGTAAATTACATGGCCGAGTTGCTGACCGAGCGCCTGACCGGCAATCCTGCGCCTTCATTCACCAACGACGCGATGCGATGGGGTACCGAACAAGAGCCGCAAGCGCGGGCTGAGTACGCCTTCCGCTATAACGTCGATGTCGCGGAAGTCGGCTTCATTCATCACCCCAAGATCGCAATGTCCGGCGCATCGCCAGATGGTCTTGTCGGCGAGATTGGCCTTGTTGAGTTCAAATGCCCAAATACGGCAACGCACGTCGAAACGCTCTTGGGTGAGCCGATAGCGGACAAATACATCAAGCAGATGCAGTGGCAGATGGCTTGCTGCGACCGTTCTTGGTGCGATTGGGTTTCTTTCGATCCGCGCCTACCCGAGCACATGCAGCTATTCGTTCAGCGCGTTCCGCGCGACGACAGGCTCATTGCCGAGATTGAACAGTACGTCACCGCGTTCCTCGAAGAACTGGACGCGAAGCTGAACGCGCTGCGCGCCCGCTATGAGCAACAGGCGGCAGCATGACCGCAATTCCTCCCCTCGTGTTCACTTACGACGGCGAAGCCATGATCCCCAAGGTGCCACGTCTCGCGGACAGGCACCTTGTGGTTGGTGAGCTGTACCGCATGAGTGTGGAGGAAGAGCGGTCGATGGCATCGCACCGGCAATACTTTGCCGCGCTGCACGACCTCTGGCTCAATCTACCGGAGGACGTTGCAGAGAACTTCCCGAGCGAAGAGCACTTACGCAAACGCGCGCTTATCGAAGCGCACTATTACGACGAAGAGATCATCGACTGCGGATCGAACAAGGTCGCGCCGAACATCGCAGCCGCGATCCGAAAGCGAGACGATTTCGCGTTGATTTTCGTGCGCGATCAATTCGTCATCATCCGCACGGCCAAGAGCCAATCGCTCAAGGCCATGGGCAAGAAACTCTTCCAGCAATCCAAGCAGGACGTGCTGGACATTGTTTCCGCCATGGTGGGCAGCAAGCCTCCGGTGCAGGAGATCGCAGCGTGAGACAGCGTAGCCCCCGCGCCAAGATCGAAGCGCACCTGGATTTCATCCGGGCGCTTCCCTGCATCTGCTGCGGCAACAACATCGAAACGCAGGCGGCGCATATCAGGATGAGTGACGCGCGTGTAGTCAAAGTGAACGCAGGAGTCGGCGCCAAAGCAGACGACTATTGGACCCTTCCGATGTGCGGCACGCACCACGACGAACAGCATAGGACCGGAAACGAACGCAAGTTCTGGCAGCGATATGGGATTGATCCAATTCTGTACGCGCTGCGGCTTTGGTCAGTGACGGGAAACCACGAACTCGGCTGCGAAGTCGTCGCGGCTGCAACTGCAAATCGGCCAAACATTCTCATGGCCGGATGATATCAGCCACTCCCTCGCCGGGAGTTAACTAACTGGAATGTCTGAAAATCTTGTCATGCCGCGGCATTGGGGGAACTGAGATATGGCCTACTGCGAGATCAGCCACGACGACGAAGAACAGGCGAGGCAGACGCTCGGCGAAACTGCAAAGCCTACGGGTCGCCTTCGTTGGTACGACGGCATGGGGCCGATGCAAATTTTGCAGTCCGAATGGACGAACGACCTTGGCGTGGTGCGGCTTTGGTACGACGTGCCGACAATGCGTCTCTGCAAATAGCGCGTCACCACGTTTGACCGAGAAAGCAAAGGGGTAAGGGAAATGCAGGACTATTCAGGCGGAGGCGGGCTTCTTCTGATCTTCGGAGGCGGACTGCTGATCGTTTTAATCATCCTAATGGCCTCGTTCATTTGGGCCATCGCATAGGACGAAGGAAATGGAGATCGTAGAAGACTTCTTCATCCTACTTGGAATTTCCCTGATGATGACGGGCTTCGCGGTCGGCGTTTGGTACATCTGCACACGGTAACGAGCGATGACCAGCATGAGCGACAAAGACCGAATTGAATTGCTTCGCAACTCGCTCAAGGCGATCAAGCGAGCAACGCTGGACGGGTCAATGGGGCCGGACGTGATCTGGATAGATCAAATCGAGACGTTGCACGACTTCTGCGAACGTATCTTGGAAAGTACGGAACCCACTGTCTAACGATGACCGGAGCTTTGGAGAAAACAAGATGAGAACATTCAGTTGGACGTTATCGGTTCTCGCATGCCTCGGATGGCTCTTGGTCGCGTTGCGCGTTTGGGAATCTTCGCTGGAGGGGTTTTGGTGCTTCGCTGCTATCGGTGCCTGCATCCTGACCGGCATCAATACTATCTGCTCCACGGCTCGCGAGCATGATCGCGGACGGTACTTTTGGAGCCTGCCCGTATAACTCAAGATCATCGCGATATAACTGAAAAAGGAGAACAGTGATGTCAATCAAACTGAATGAAAAGGCACGCGGAGAGGCGCAGAAGCTTCTCGGTGAATATCAAACGATTTGCGACATGCTCAACGACATTAAGCGCCCGTCGTTTCGGCTGACAATAACCGCCAGCAATGATGCTGACGACTTCGCGGAGGTCGAAGTGTCGGAGAAGAATGCCCGCGTGTTGCTGGAAGCCGAGAGGCAGTGGACGGTAACGGAGTTGAAGAAGCTCGGCATAGAAGTGTGACCTCACGACATTGGAATTTATGACAAAGGTCGAAACCATAGCCGAAGGCGTCACGCTCTACCTGGGCGATTGCCGCGAAATCGTGCCGACGATGCAGGCTGTCGATGCTGTGGTGACTGACCCTCCTTACGGGAAAGGAGAGCGGACGCGCCGCAAGAGTAACGGCCGAGACGTGTCCGGCCGGCTTAAAAGCAACGCCGCTGGATGGGCGACGGATTGGCCGGAGGTACACGGCGACAGCGAACCCTTTGACCCATCCCATTGGCTAGGGTTCCCGAAAGTCATCTTGTTCGGAGCCAACTGGTTCTCGAGCAGGCTGCCCGACGCCTCGCAATGGATCATATGGGACAAGCGAGAACATACCGGCCCGGACGATAACGCGGATTGTGAACTCGCATGGACGAATTTGGGCGGTCCCGCTCGCATTCATAGACAACTCTGGCGCGGCATCTGCAGGCGCGGCGAGGAAAACATCTCAACCGGCGAGGGTCGCGTTCACCCGACACAGAAGCCGATTGCCCTCATGTCGTTTTGCATTGAGGCGTGCCGTCTGCCAGCAGGAGCCGTGATCCTTGACCCCTACATGGGCGCGGGCGCGACGGGAGTAGCGGCAGTCCGAAAGGGCTTTGGATTCATCGGCATCGAGATCGAGCCAATCTACTTCGATACAGCACTGCGGAGAATTTCCGATGCGCTTCGTCAAAAAGATTTGTTCGTTCATGCGCCGCCGGAGGAGCAAGAGCGAATGTTGTTGTGAACGCTGTGGTAGCCCAACAAAACACGTATGCTCGTGGGTTGCGTCGAAATGTGCCCGCGCTGCGACATCCTTGGAAAGTAAGAACACTCTAATCTCTGGCCCTGACCCTACATGACTGAAATTCCGATCATAAGCCTCTGGCAGCCGTGGGCCTCGCTCATTTTCGTGACGCCCCAGGTCAAGTGTCATGAAACGCGGTCGCGTCCTGCTCCGCTCAAATACTTGGGCGGATACATCGGCATCCACGCCACAACGACGTTCCCGCCCCTAAGACACATCAGCGCGGAACTGCATGAACTCTGCATGGACGTGTTTGGGTGCGGATACAATCACACGTTGCCGCGCGGGGTTATTCTAGGCACCGCCTACCTGTCCCACTGCTTTCAGACTGACAGAGGCGTTCCAGCAAGCCACGACGACAAGATCGCCGGCGACTGGTCGCCCGGTCGCTTTGCGTGGCTGCTTGATGACGTGGCGAAGTTACCGCAGCCCATCCCCGCCAAGGGCAAGCAGGGATGGTGGAAGCATTCGCTCACAATGCCAAAAGCGGCATGACGAATAGTCAACGCTAGATAGCTGAGAAAATGGGAGATCACGATGGCGGCCTACCCGATCCCGACCGACGCGCTGGACGACCGGCTCGGATTCGTCGGGACCGCCGGCAGCGGTAAGACCTATAATGCAGGCTCAGCAGTTGAGCGCCTACTGAACTCGGCCGCGCGCGTCGTCATTCCTGATCCCCTTGGCGTCTGGTACGGGCTGGCTCTCGACAAGGATGGGCGCGGCCCCTCGACCTTCCGCCGCAAGGAGCAACTTGTCGTATTTGGCGGCCCGCGCGGCGACTTGCCGATTACCGAGCATGCGGGCGCGCTGATTGGCGAGACGGTCGCCAGCATGGCCGAAAGCGCCATCATCGATATGAGCGAACTCGGCACGAAGGCGGCGGAGCGCCGCTTCATGCTGGCGTTCCTTACCGCGCTTCACCGCAAGCAATCCGACAGCCCGCTACACGTCATTTTTGACGAAGCGGATATGTGGGCGCCGCAGCGCATCCTCGACAAAGAGGGCGAGGCGATGAAGCTGCTCGGCATGATGGAAACTATCGTGCGACGGGGCCGCATTAAGGGCTTTATCCCGTGGCTGATTACGCAGCGGCCGGCGGTGCTCTCAAAGAACGTGCTGAGCCAAATCGACGGCCTCATTTCCTTCAAGCTCACATCAGCGCAGGATCGTGATGCGATCGGCGATTGGGTTGAAGGTTCTGCCGACAAGGCTCAGTGGCGGCAGATGTGGGCGAACATGCCGACGCTCGCGCGCGGCGAAGGTGTCATTTGGATTCCGGCGCGCGGCATTCTAAAAACCTCTCAGTTCCCGGAAAAGGTGACGTTCGACAGCTCGCGCACACCGCAGCGCGGCGAACGCGCCGCCAGCGCCGTCACGCTCCAGCCCGTCAATCTGGACAGCCTAAAAGCACGGCTCTCACAAGTCGAGGCTGAAACGAAGGCGAATGACCCGAAGGCACTCCGGGCAGAGATCGCCAAGCTTAAGAGCGAGGCGCGGCAGGCCACGCCAGTTGATCCGGCGGCACTTGAGCATGCGGAGAGTCGTGGCTACCAGCGCGGCTTTAATGAGGGACACGCGGCGGGGCACGCTTCTGGCTTTGAGGCCGCGCAGAATGCAGCGCGGGACGCAATCGCGCGACTTACGCGCCCACCTGTGGCGGTCGTGCGGCAGCCTGCGCCTCCTCCAATTCAGCGGCCCGTTGTCAAACGTCCGATCACGCCTGCCCCAGCGGTCGAAGATGACACACCTATGTCCCCGACCGTGCGAAAGATTATCGACGAAATTCACCGAGCAAATCCAGTCGCGCTTTCATTTGAGGCTGCCGCATTGCGGGCCGCTGTGTCGCGCAGATCAAGTGCCTACGAGAAGTATCGGAAGCAAGTCGAAGCGTCGCACGAGATTGAACGCCGACACGATGGTCGATTTCAGTCCGCTCCTGGATATGCGACGCCAATGCAAGCTGGCGTCGATCCAATCGAGGCTTTCTGTTCACGTTTGCCGCCGTCCTACGCTGCGATGCTCCGCGCGATCTCGTCATATGGCGGTCCGATGACGAAAGAGGAGGTTGCGGAAGCGGCTGGCGTCAGCCCAACATCAAGCGGCCTCTCAAGTGGATTGCGCGAATTAATGGCCTTGAGCCTCATCGAAAAAGACGGTGAGGCCTATGTCATCCACGGCGACATAGCAGCCTGAGAATTACAGCGGCGTCGAATGACGGGGCGAGTTCAGTATGACCGGAGATAACGACACGATCACGCTCAAGGACGCCGCGAGCCACTTCGGCTTTACGGTATCCACATTGCGCGCGGAAGCCGGTCGGGGCCGCTTGACACTGTACAAGATCGGCAAGCGATACTACACGACGCCAGCCGACATAAAGAGCATGGTTCAGCAATGCCGCGTCGATCAAAAGGCCCAAGGCTTTACCTTGATCCGAAACGAAAGCAGTGGGTCATCCGAGACGGCCAGCGCTTCATCCGCACGGGCGCGGGCGAGCGAGATAGCGATGCGGCTGAAAAATACCTCGCGCAGTACATCGGCCACAAGCATAAGCCGGAAGCATCGAGCGCACCAATGATCGCAGACGTTCTTGCCGTCTATGGCGAGGAAGTAGCGCCGCACAGGCGCACGGCGAGCACCATTGGCTATAAAATCGGCAAGCTTCTGGAATGGTGGGGAGACAAGCGCGTCTCCGATATTTCGGAAAATACTTGCCGGGCCTACGTCAAAGAGCGCGGCAACACCGGAGCTGGCGCGGACCTAAAGACGCTGCGATCGGCAGTCGGCTATTGGGATAAGAGCGAACAGTACGGGCCGCTGGCGCGAATGCCGAAATTCTGGATGCCAGAGGAACCGGAAGCGCGGGAACGATGGCTTACGCGGTCGGAAGCGGCGCGGCTGCTTCGCGCAGCTCGGCCCTATCAGCACATCCGCCGGCTGATCCTGCTCGGCCTCTATACCGGCTCCCGGCCAGGCGTGATCCTCGCGCTCGATTGGTCGCAGATAGACCTACGTTCCGGCGTGCTGATCCGCGCCCGTGGCGCACAGGCGAAGAACAAGCGGTCGCCGCGCGCTAAGCTCGGCTGGCGGATTCTGGCGCACCTGAGACGCTGGCATCGGCTAGACGGCGGCAAGGGGCCAGTCTGCTATCTGGAGGACAAGTGGCATCCAGGGAAGCGGATCGTAGAGGACCCGCACGGCGCTTGGGCGAAGGTCATCAAGGCGTCGGGGCTGGAGGGCGTCACCCGACATACCCTACGGCATACGCGCGCTACATGGATGGCTCAGAAAGGCGTCAAGCTATTCGAGGCCGCTGGCTTCCTTGGCATGTCCGTCCGCACCTTAGAGCGCGTCTATGCCCACCACGACCCGGAGCATCAGGAACACGCGGCTAACATAGGGCATATTGTACTTCCCGTACCCAAGTGGTACGAGAGGGCGGGGCGTAAGTCATGAACGCCCTCCTAGACCACAAATGGCGTCAAAGCCCGGCGCAAGACGCGATCTGGGCTCAGGTCGCAGGAATGCGGCCATCCCGAGCCGTGCGGCAGTTGTTGATGGCACTCCAATTTAGAGCTTTCCTAGACGAGAGCGTGAGCGGGCCGGAGATTCCGGAGGGCGAGTTCGTCTTAGCTGGACACATAGCAACCGCCGAACAATGGGCGCGCTTTTCCAAGGAGTGGGAAGAATTGCTGCCTTGGGGCGGCATCTTGGAAGACGATGGTCAATATAATTTCCACATGACGGAAATGGCGGCCTCGCCAGAGCGACTGTCCCGAGTACGCGCCTTTTATAGGGTCATCGAAGATAATGTCGCCCTCTCGGTATCGTTTCGCATAAATCTGCATGATTTTGCGAACGCTAAAGCCCGATTTAGAGCGATGACTGAGCCGTTTGGTATCTCATTTGGCTTCGCTGATTGGGACAACCCGTATTATTTTTCATTCCGCACGTTCATGGATACGTTCCACTCGCGACGAGGTCTGTTCGATAAGGTTATCCCGCTAGACGAAACGGTAGACTTTTATTTTGACGATAAGGTCGAAAAAAGCATTATTTTTAATGCGTGGAACGACTATCAAAATACTATCCCTGAGCAAAATCGAAAGTATTACGGGGCGACTCCCCGCTTCGAAAACGATAGGGATCGCCGCTTCCTGCCTCTTCAAGCTGCCGATTTATGGGCTTGGTATGTCCGCGAATGGTACGAGGAAGACTGTGTAGACGTTCCAGACAAAATGAAGGCATTTGACTTCGGCGGGTGGACGGGAAAACAGCGTCCAAGTCTGACCATTGTTATGAGCGAGAACCAGATTTTAGATCGCCTGAAAGAACTTAGTCATCACATCGATTTTATTGCGATGCGAGGCAATGTCATTTGGAACAAGGATGATTAGCCATTCGACCGGACGATTTTCTTTATGGCTCTCTCGAAAAATTTGCCGCTTTCATCCGATTCAAGTTTCCGAGCGGTTTCAATGAACCGCTCGGATTGTGCCTTGTCAGTGTTTTTTGGGCTTTTTCTTTTTGGTTTTGCCTTTTGGCGCCGGGCCATATTCCTTCACTCCGCTAATGAGGTTGTGCGGTAGGTGAGGCGCTTACCGCTGATGCCTTTTACAATCCGAGAGGACCGATCTTCGTCATTCACGCCAAGCGCGACGCGGTTGTTATACCGGAAATCGAACTCGGCCAGATAGCGTTGCAGATGCTTTTCGGCGCAGTGTTGATAAGTGCCGCGCATGCCGCGCTTAAACACTGAGAAGTAACCCTCAACGGTGTTAGTGGTTACATCGCCGCGCACGTATTCGTCGGATGCGTGATTGACGGTTTCATGTGCCGCAAAGTCGCGACCGGATTTGATGTAGAGCCTGCTTTCGTCGGTATGCAGGCGAGATTCAGCGGCAATGTTCTCGCGCACGATCTTGGTGACAGTCTCGCCATCGGCAACGGCAGGATGAAACGAGCGAACGCGACCACCGCGTTCAACGAGCGAAAGCACGGCGCGTTTTTTGCCGGGACCGCGGCGATCCTTAGACATCGGCTTTCCGCTAGTTTTGAACTTACGTAATTGCGATTCCGGGATGTCGCCGAAGTAGGTTTCGTCGGCTTCCACGACCTTGCCTGAGCCGCCGAGCGGGCTCAGGCTTCCGTCGCGCATTGCTTCGCGGATGCGGTGTCCCATGAACCACGCGGTTTTGAGGGTCACGCCCAAGGTGCGGTGGAGCTGGTTGGCGCTGATGCCCTTTTTGCTCGACGCGATCAGGAATACGGCCTGTAGCCACAGCCGAAGGGCTACGTGCGACGATTCGAAGACGGTACCCACCTTCACGGTGAAAGGCTTGCGGCACTGGTAGCACTTGTAGGTGCCAATGCGGGTGCTTTCGCCTTGCAACTTGGAGATGCGATCAAAGCCTCCGCAGTGCGGGCAAACCGGCCCCTTGGGCCACACCCGCTTTTCGAGCCAAGCGTATGCGGCCTCTTCGTCGTGGAAATGGGCGTCTGAAAGGACTGACATGGCTAACCCCTTGATTGTTCAAGGAGTAGCACAGTCCGGTGGGTACGTCAAGTATAATATCCCGCTAACATATGATGCAAGGCGATATGCAGCGCGGATGGGTCTACTTCATCGAATGCGGTGATTTCATCAAGATAGGATTCACCGTCCAGTCAGTCGAGAAGCGCCTATCGGGCATTCGCAGCGGCAATCCCTTTCCTATCCGGTTGCTTTTTGTGAGGCAGACAATCAAGCGGTGGGAGCGCGAAATGCACGCTAGGTTTGCCCATATTCGCCACCATCGCGAGTGGTTTAAGAAAGCGCCGGAAATCGTCAGGGCGATCGACGGGTTCAACAAGGGTATCTGGTAACTGTGCCGTTTCTGTGCCTTCTGAAATAACTGTGCGAGGAATCAAATAGTTGGCAAGCCAGCTTGTTTCCACGCCAGAATGTTGGTAGGCTCTAAATTCTTGAAAATGCTTGCAGTTAGCATCGGTAACTCCATGAACGACTCAGGAACAAACGCGCTATCCTGTGCCGAAGCTGTGCCGCCGTGCGTTCATTTCGTCGGCTTCCGGGATGACCGATATTCGGCTGCCGTGAGGGTATGGGGAAGGCCCGATTTCGTCCACCGCTGGTGGGGTAAGCGAGCGCGGCGGGAGATCGCAGAGGGTGATACCGTCGTGTTCGCGACTGGCGAATGGACGCAAGAGCCGAGCCGCTACAATGCGCCGGACATTACCGAGGATGATCTATGACCGGCGACAAGTACGCGAATTGGAAATGGAGGCCGTGATGGCAGAGCCGCAAACATATGCCTATGAGATCGAGCAAGGCGGCATCATCGTGGCTGGTGTGAGCGGGCCAGACCACAATCAGGTGCGCCGCGAGATAATGCACTATATTCGTCAATACATGAGCGAAGGGCCAATTACGGTCAGGGGCACAGACACAGCATCGTTATTTAAGGTGCTCGGCAAACCGGATGAACGCCATGACTCGGCCGACTAAAGAAGCCTTAGCCTTCCGCGCGCAGATCGAGAAAGAGTGGCCGGACTGGCCGCCGGAACTGAGACAGGCTGCCACGAACCTCCGCATGGAATTAGACTTCATGCGGACGAAGGCATGGAAACAGCCGGGAGCTTTATGCCGAGCACAAGGCGAGGAAGTAGGAGGGAATCATGTGGCAACGAATGGAAACTGCGCCGAAGGACGGTCGCCTCGTTTGGGCATTCCTCTATGACAGCGGCATCAAGCTAGTCCGCTGGTCAAGCGCGTTACACGATGAGGCATGGGTGGAGGCGAACGATCCGGACAACGATTGGGTGCCGGAGTTTTGGGCGCCGCTTGAGGCGATCCAGCTCCCCAATGGCATTCGTATAGAAGATCGGCATGGTGGCGGGGTTAGGTTGCGCGAATACACATTTGCCGAATGACAATGAGAATCGCAAACCCCGCTGATTTTCCACGAGTAATTCAGCGGTCGAGAGCGCGGAAAACGGCATAGGGCCATCAGGAAAGGCGGAAATTCAGCGATGGGCGAGAACAGCAAAATCGAGTGGACCGACCACACCTTCAATCCGTGGATCGGTTGCCAGAAGGTGTCGCCGGGCTGCGACCACTGCTACGCGGAAAGCCTCGCCACGCGCTACGGCTGGGTTACGTGGGGGCCGCACGGCGAGCGCAAGCGGACCTCCGAGGCGAACTGGCGGAAGCCGCGCCAGTGGGCGAAGGCTTCCCGGTCACAGGTGGGGCTCTATCCAGATGCCCACCGCCGGCCGCGCGTATTCTGCGCCTCGCTTGCCGACGTATTCGACAATCAGGTGCCAGGCGACTGGCGGCGCGATCTGTTTGACCTGATCGCCGCAACGCCTGAGCTGGATTGGCTGCTACTCACGAAGCGGCCGGAGAACCTTGCGCGCATGTTTCCGACCGGCCGCTGGCCGAACATCTGGCTCGGGACGACGTGCGAGGATCAGGAACGGTATGACCGGCGCTGGCCGCTGTTGGCCGGTATGAGCGGCGCGGCCGTGCGCTTCATTAGCTACGAGCCGGCCATCGGACCGCTTCGGCTGCCGCCTCGTGATCCGCAACCGGACTGGCTAATCTGCGGCGGCGAGAGCGGCCACGGCGCACGCTACATGGAGCCGGCTTGGGCTGAGCGCATCCGAGACGACTGCCGGGGCGAAGGCGTGGCGTTCTTTATGAAGCAGATGACGGGCAAGAAGCCGATTCCAGACGACCTATTGGTTCGGCAGTTCCCGGCCGGGAAAATGTCGAAAGCCGCATGATGGAGCAGGACTGGAATGGCTGAAAAAGACACCCGCTGGCAAGCCGTCAACGAGGATGGTTTTGAGTACGCCATCAAACGGGGACCACATGGTGACGAGTTTGTTAAGACTGCGGACGGCTCTTGCTTGCGTCGTCCGCGCGGGATCAGCTTAGAGGCGGCGCAAGGCACTGGACTCGTCAAATCGACTGGTGACGGAAGCCCTTTTAGCGAGTTCTGAAATCTTGAGGAGAGCGCAGTGGCCCGGCAGGCGATAGACGTTCTGTTCGACCGCGTGGACTGGAAATGCGTGGCGTGCGGTGCGGCTATGGGGACGTGCGACTGTTGGGTAAAATGCGAGTGCGGGCACCGTCATTTGCAGGGGAAGGAATGCGGCAACGTGGTTTGGCACGTTGCGCTACAATTCGCTCAGGAGGCCGCCGATAAGATCGTTGAGGACATGGCCCAGAGCTATAGGCTATTCCAGCGCGAGCACATGGCTGCTCGCCTCAAGCGTGCCGTGATCCGGCAGACGCAACCGATCATCATTGAGACGTTTGAGGGCGTCGAGGCCGCGAAGCTGTACCACGAAAAGTCTCAGATCGAATGAGGGGCAGGGATGCAACATGAATGAAATTCCCCGGTTTACCGAGCGGGACAAGGCGGTGATCCGCTCCTTTGCTGGTGGCGACACGTCTCGCCGGGCCGAGGCTATCGCTATCTTCAATGCGAGCCTGCGCACGCACGGCGTAGATCACCGCGATCCCTATTTCGAGTTCATGTCCGAAACATGCACAAGCGTTCCGTGCTGGGTGCTGAGGTCAAAGGCTCGCGCAGAAATCCTAGATCGTCCCTGGCCGTAATGTCAGAGGCAACAGTCATTTTTGGACACCGCCGTTGCGCTCGGGCGCTTGGGCGGCCTCAAAGGAGGCAAGGCGCGGGCCGAAAAGCTTTCAAAAGAGCGCCGGGCGGAGATCGCTAGGAAGGCCGCCAAAAAGCGGTGGGGGCAGCCCTAAAGGCGGCGGATCGGTAATTCCTCTTGTCCATTGTCGTTTGCGTCGGCGTAATCGGTCGGCTGGCCACCCTGCTTGCGCGTATCTGGGATGTCACCGGGACGGTAGTTTGCCGGTGCGTACGGCAGATCGCGGAGCCAATACCCTTGAGGCCGATGCGGTGCAGACGAACGCGCGTACCGTCCTTTGGAGCCGTGTCGATCGGCATCCAGGGCAACCGTCGCTCCTGCTCAACTCTCGCTTCGTCAATTTCTTGCACGGCGGCTCCTATATTTTGCGCGAACGCGCTGCATAACATTCTGGCATACAGACATGCAGCGGATCGTGAGGGCGGCAGAGGCAACGCGGAGGTAATGTCGGCGGCTCAACCCACAGCGATAACTGGTCTAGCTTGACGGAGAGCCAGCCAAGCCAGTCGGAAATATAATATCTGACTGAACGCACGGCCATGCTCCTTATTCTACAACGACGCCGGGCGTGTCCGGCAGGGTACGCGATGGCGTGATTTGGGATTTAACATACATCACACAGTACGTGACGGCAGCATCCCACCCGCGCCTTTCGGCCGTTCGGCATCGCTCGGTCATATCATCGAGCGCAGCTTGCAAGCGGTCGCAGGTGACACACACGCTCGGCTCCTCACTCTATAAGCCCGCGCTCGCGGGCAATGAAGATCAGTTTGGTTTTCAGCCACGTCCGGCGCGGGCATTCTATCTTTTGCGCCTTGCAGTACGCCTTGACCTTGGCGAGCCGCTTCGCGTCAGGACCGGGACCGCGCATGATCGAGACGAACCGCGCAATCTGCGTATCCTTGAACTCGTATGGCTCGGCGCCGCGCCGACCGTTAGCAGCCGAGCTTAAGCCCTGTGCGAGACGGCGGCAGGTTTCATCCCCGTCGCGCATCATTGCAGGCCAGTTTTTCAGGCTATTCCGGCCCTTGGCGTCAACGATGTGAGATTTCCGGCGATGCACGGCAACCTTCATGGCTACCATGCTGTCCACGCGATCCGGCTTCTTGCCCCGGTTTTCAGCCAGGACGCCGGGCAGCGCTACCACGACCACGCGAGGCGGCCGGACCAGCCCGACAAAATCCTCATATCCGCCATCCCTGCCGACTACAAATTCCTCTTTCGGCTGGAACTTGGCGACGCGCTCCCGTTGCTCCGCTTCCGAGAGGCCCCGGACCGGGTTGATAAAAGCGAGATATTCGGGTTTTTCCGCCATTATTCGCACACAATAAAACAGGTCTTGCACGGCGTCAAGATGTGTGCTTATATCCTATCAACAGGGAGTAAGAACCATGCGTACCGAGCACCTGACAGACGACCAGATCGCCTCCACCTTGCCGGACGGCCTGCGAGATCGCGTTATGGTTCAGGCACAAAGGCGGACGGTCGCGCGATCCGGTCTTAGCCGCGAAGGCGAGCTCGCCGCCTCACAGTTTGAATGCGCGCGGCTCGGCATTCCGTGGGATGCGGAGCAAGATGCGCGTTGGCGGCGGCTCGGCATTCACCCGGATCAGCAGTAAGGAAACGCCCCGAGCCATGCAGATCATCACAAACCCGGATATTGCGCAGCCGACAGGCAACGCCGAGATCGACAGCATGATCCACCGTCTGCTGGATGCTCAGCAGGATATTAACTTTGAAGCCAACTCCCGCATGAGCCAATCGCTCTGCGACGCATCCGCTCTGATTGACGATTGCGAGCGGTTGTTGCGCAAGCTTGGCGGCCAGAAAGAATAGCCCCATGAAAATTAAGATCGAAGTCGAGGTCGATCTTTACGACTGGAAAACGCAGAATAAAATGTTTCTGCGTGAGCATGTCGGAGATTTGGACGGCGGCAAGGGACGAAAGTTCAAAATCTCACGTCCGGTCGGCGGCATCAATTTGCAAGTTCAACAGGACGGCACGCAGCGAGAGGCAATGGCGAACCTCGCGCCGCTCGTTAAGGCGATGGCCGAGGCCATCGTCACTCACGCCAAAAAGATCGACGCCGAAAAGAAGGCTGCGTAAAACGCAGAAAGGCCGGTCATGGACATACAGGCACTCGCCAAGCAGCCGATCAACGGCCAGGGCGTTCAGATCGAGAAGCTGCGGCGCAAGCTCAACGACACTGCGCAATTTCTCGACGTGATGGCAAACACCTTGGACGAGTGGGCCGAGCAGAGCCGGTCGGGCGGCTGGAGCACTCATCAGGTCGAAGCTAATCGCAGCCGCGCAAACGAGTGCCGCCGACAGGCGGCGCACATCCGTTCCATTTTGGAGACTTAGGCCCCCATGGAAACGATCTGCGACATGAAGGTAGGGAACGCTTGGGCCGCCCTCGAACGTCTCGCCCGCGAGATTGATCCGAGTCTGCCGGCCGACCTGACCGGCAAGGAAATTCGGATCACGCTCAGCAAAGATTGTCAGTCGGTCGAGTGCTACGACCGCGAGCTAACGGATTAGGCCCGTGATTGACGCCGACAAAGCCTCCGAGATTATCAGTCACGGCATCGCCAAACTGTTCGACAAATACGCATTCACGCCGGTTCCTCAATCCCGGTTCTGGATCGAAATGCGATACCTCATCCGCGCCGAAATCGAGGCGCTGTCCAAGTTGGAGCAATAGGCCATGAAGGCACCAAAGAACCTGCGCGTTGAGCAATGGCCGTATCCGCACCTTCGGGATGACGAAGGATGCGTTCTCGCTCACGACTACATCGACGATGAAAAGGTGGCGTTCATTCTCGACGCCGTTGCTGAGAAGAGTGGCCGCAGCGCAGTGCCGCAAGACCTTGGCATGATCGATCGCGGCCTCAGCTAACAGGAAACCCCCGATGTTCTCGAAAGACCCGAAGGAAGCCTACAAACAGTTCATGGGCGCTGCGTCAGCGGCTCTCGCGCCCGACGAGTTTTGGTGCGTCGTCAATGACGAAGGCGTTTTCGAGGGTCACGCATCGAAGGACATGGGCGAAGCCGTCCGGTCATTCTGTGACGCCCTCGACATTGATTGGGACGAAGCGACCGAAGCCGGGTGCCGGATCGCGGTCGTAAAAATGAACGCTCAAACGGAGGCTGTGCCGTAGCGCACAGAATAGGCCGCTATGACCAAGCCGAGCCAATTTGTGATTGACCGGACGCTCGCCCGCATCGACAGGGAGCGCAAGCGGCTACGCGAGGAGTTCGACCGGGCAATGGCAAAACTAGATGCGGATGAACGTGAACTGCTTGGAATGAAGCCGGAGGCTGCGCAGAGCGCAGAATAGGCCCATGTCCGGCTTGACCGAGTTCGACTATGCGACAAAGCGGTTCGACGCTGAAATCGCGAAGGTCGCCAACTGGAAGCATGGCTATTTCGGAGCGGCGTATTCGACCCGGCTCCGGGCGGCGATTGCCGACGCCCGCGCAGCATGTGACCGGCTAGAGGTCGCATTGAACGAGGACGACGAAGCGGGCAAAAAGGCACTCGCAAAGCTCATGTCCAAATCTGAGGAGCAATAGGCCCCGATGAAAAGCCGCGAAGAAAACAAGGCGCGCGACAAGGATCGGCCGATCATCGTCCATCGTATCGCGCTGCTTGTGCAGCAATCGACGCACTGTGACGATGACGACGCAATCGACGCGGCGTGGAACGTGTGGGACTACATGGGCCAGCCGGACACGCTCAACGTCTCACCGGAACAACTTGACGAGGCTCGCCGCATTCTGCGGAAGCCGCCGCAAGTCGATTTCAAATCTCTGTAGGATCACCCCCAATGCTCTGCGCTCAGTGCGGCGAGTTATGTAAAGAGGTTGCGCCCGACCCGAGCGCGGAGCCGCCTGCTGACCTTGGCGGGTTCTGGTGCGAGAAGTGCAAGGAGTTTGTCGAAGTCGAATTTGAAACGGATTAGGCCGGTGGGACGAGCAATTCCGAAGGAAGCAATCTCGGTGCGTAAGGCGAAGCCGGCGCCGCACAAGCGCGTCCTGCTTTGGATTTCAAACCGCTCCGTAGCGATCGAACACATGCCGGTAGTCGGCTGGAACACCCATAGCGATGGGTGGTGGACCGGTATCCCCGGCAACTATCTCAGCCTTGCCGACCTCAAATGGAAGGTCACTCACTGGCTGGCTATTCCAGCCCTCGAAGCCGAGGAGTAATACCCCCGTGGCGAACTTTGGCACAGCAGAGACACGGCTTAGAGCGCAGTACCTTGGCGTCGTTACGCTGCTTGGCAAGATCGCGGCGCGGCTTCCGAAGCGCGACGAGGCGCACTACGGGATCGACAAGGCCATCCGTGACGCGAACAATTACCTGCTCGTGACGGACGGCGACATCCGTTTTGCTAAATCTTCGGATGGCGGATATGCCGCATTCCCGAGCGACAGCTTCAAAAACGCAGGATAGGCCGGAAGTGCTGCAAGTCGGTCAAACGCTTTGGTTTGAGGGCGCGCACCGCCATAACGCGGGCTTGTCCGAAGTGACCGTCACCAAGGTTGGGCGCAAGTGGGCGCAGTTGAGCAACCATGAGCGTATCGACGTGCAGACGTTGTACGCCGATGGCGGGCAGTACGTCTCGCCGGGACGCTGCTGGCTATCTAAAGTTGAGTGCGATGCGGAGGCAAATAGGCAAGCCGCATGGAGTGACTTGGTAAAGATGATACAGCACGCATACCGCGCGCCGGAAGGCGTCTCGGAGGTCAATATCCGTCGCGCAATCTCGCTTCTCAAATCTGAATAGGATCACCCCCGGTGGCAAAGAGCAAGGACCGGCCGCGCAAAGAGCGCAAGACAAGCAAAGTCGAGGGGCGGCTGTTTCGCGACCGGAAGCGCGGCAACCGCGCCCGGCGAAAGCGCACACTTTTTGGACTAAACGTCGATCTAAGCCGAATCTAAAGGAAAACGCCCGCTATGGGATACATCATCGTCACGCGCAACCCGCGCACCAAGCACGTCATTGCGATTACTGAGGCCACGACCGAGCACGACGAGCATGTGTCCGAATTTGACACCGAGGAGGCCGCTGGCGACGAGGCCGCGAAGATACCTGCCTGCCGCGCTTGGGGTTATCAAGTTTTAGAGATCAACTAGGAGGGTTGGCGAGAGTCAACAAACGCCCGTGGTTAGCTGCACGCTCTGCCAAGGTTACGGGATGGTGGTCTGGAGGACAAAAGATGGCGTCTCCGAGCCCGCCGCCATGACCGAAGCGGACGAGAACGACATGGACGCCACAAAGTCTCTCTGCCCCGCGTGCGACGGCTCCGGCGAGGAGCCGACAGCAACCGATTTCGTTTAGAGGAAAATGCCCATGACGCCAATCGAGGAAATCGCAGCCGAACGTAAGCGGCAGATCGAGAAGGAAGGCTACGACGCGCGGCATGACGACCGTCACGAGAAAGGCGAAATTGCCCTCGCCGCGTGCTGCTACGCCTCGCCTACGCCTCTCTATTTGAAGGACGAACGGGCGAGCGCCTTCATCATGCGCGACCCTTGGCCGTGGGACGACAGCTTTGACAAGCGTCCTGTGTATCAAGGTCGCAGCCGGCAACCGGGCTTACTCAGCGCGAAGCTCCGCGACCTGCTCGTGAAGGCGGCGGCACTGCTCGTGGCCGAGATCGAGCGGCTAGATCGCTCCGCGAAAAGGGAGGCTGCGTAAAACGCAGAAAAGGACGATGGCCCGATATAACCCGATGGTGAGCGGCGGCGATCCGGTTAAGACCATGCAAGTGCGGCGCGGCCACATCCTCCTTGACCGGGACAACCGCGTAGTCACGGACGAGCACGGCGAGGCGTTCACCTACCCCGACAATGACGCGGCAGAAGCCGCAATCCGCAACTTCAAATCTGAGGAGTAAAAGGCCGGCGAAATTTCAGCAGCGCGCGATGTTCAGCAAACAGTCGAGCTTGGACAAAACGCGGCTTAGAAACGACGAAGCCCGGCACGATGGCCGGGCTTTTGTAATTCATGGTGCGCGTATTACTGACGCCGCGATGGCGTAAGAACTCTTTCGCGCGGGTCTGTTCGTTGCCTGCAACGAAGCCATGACGATAGTAACGCCACACCAAGATAAATATCGATCCCAATCAGGACGAACCATTCCGGTGCCCACGGCATTTTTCCAGTTTCGGAATGGAACTTAGCCATCCCAAGAATACCGAAACCCATGAACACGAGAGCGCTACACCGCGCCAAGTTCAGCCATGCCGGCTCGCGCAGGTCGAGAAAGTTTGAGTCGCGGATTGTCTTGATAGTCGCGACCATGAAGATTCCACCAAGGAAACACAGGGCGTAGAAGATCGAAAGCATGTCATGCTCAGACATCGTTCGCTCCATTCGTCCAGCGCTTTGCGGTGCGTCCGATCCTCGCGATAAGGGCTTGGCACAAGGTCATTGCCGTTAAGCCAACAAGAAATCCTGAGACGCCTGGATCGAGCGGGTCGCTTAGTATCTTACCCCACAGATGCGAAAAGGTTCCAGAAAGATAATTTGCTGTGAGGGCACCACCGAGAGCAGATGTTAATACCGAGCCTATGCTTTCCTTTGCGAACAGTGCTTTCACTACCCCGCCTGACAGACCGGCTGCCAGCTCAGGGACGCGAAACCCGGCTGAGGAGAAAATGTCGTCAGGCATTACCGAGCCTTAACGATTTTCGATGCTTCATTCGTCCTAGGCATGTCGGGGAGTTCCTTTCCTCGGTGTGCTTAGGGCGTTCGTTCTGTTCACAGCAGAGCGGGCGCCCGCCTTATTTAGAGAAACGCTTCACAATGGCGCCGACAACACCAGATGTCGTCTGCGCGATAAACAAAGATTCAACGACGACACGCCCAAATTCTTGCTCCTCGGCGGGGACCTTCAATACAGCAAACGTGTGCGGGTCCACTCCGAACGTGGAAAGCAAATATATTGCGGCATGATACATCCCCACCGGGATAACGAAGATGCACCAAGCGACCCACCATACCGGGTGGTTCATTGCAGCTATGCCGAGATCGCGCTGGGCTGCCTTGCGAGCAATCTCTGCGTCAATTTGTTTTTTGGCTAGATCAACCGCTGCCTGATCTGTCGCATTTGTCGATGCAAGCTTGGCCTTGTACGCATTCAACAGCCCGGAGATGACTGGGCCAGCAAGCAAGTTCCCGAGCCATTCCCACATCTTATTTGCTCGGAATGCTTTTGATGATCGAGCGAGCCCGCGTGATGAAGGACACGACGGTCATCAGGCGCACAACCCAGCCGATCACGAGCGGATAGGCCTGGAAGGACTGTTTCAATTGGTCCGTCAGCGTCGGATCAAGCACGACGGCCGCAATCGTATCCCAATTGGTGAAGGCCCAGGACAGCGCGAACGGGACGAGAACTGCATATTTCATCGTCCACGACTCGACGGAGCCAGACCAAAAGGCTTTGATCTTCTCCCACATGGCTAGAGCTTCTTCGCTACGTCTTTGGCGGCATCGGCCACCTTGCCTGCGTCGGCAATTGCGGTTTTGCCAGCGGAGACAATCTGTTCGCCTTTCGATGCGTTGTTGCGAAAGACGAGAGCGCCCGTTATGAAGCAGGCAATGCCGATAGCGATAGTGAGCCAGAGGGGAACTAGCATGGTCATTTTCCTTTCGTGAAGGATTTGAGAATTGCGAGAAACGCGGATACGAGAACAGAGAGCCATCCTGATTGTGGCTGCGGAGTTGGGGTAGGCTGTGGTGATGGCGGAGGCGGCACAATCGAAGGCGATTGCATTTGTTCGTCGGCAAATCGAATACTCGGATCAAGCTTGCGCATCGCGTCCAGCATGCCGGCGCAGCCGAGTTGCTTGTCTACCGCTTCCGGATCGAACTTCTCGTCCGAGACGTATTTGCCTTTGACGTATTGATCAGAACCGCCCCACAGGTACGGCGATGCCATGTGGTGAAACTTCTCGTAACCTTCACCATTGTACAATTCGAGCAGCGTCAGCGTGCCGCCGGCAGTCCAGTCTTTCCATGCGGCAGCATAGGGAGCGCATTTCTCCAGCGCATCGACTGCCGCATCAAACCAGGATTTGAACGGCCCCCTGCCCCTCGGGACATGCACTGAGACGGCATTCCAAGGATCGCCTTGGGCAATGCTCCTGTCCCACCGCTGCGATGCCTCGCGCTCGTGGATTACCGCTATAACCCACCACGGAACGCCAGTGACCACGGAGACGGCCTGATACCGCGCCTTACCGGCAACAAGCCGCTGCGCGACCACACTAAAGCCGCGCGTAGGGTCGTATTTGGCGACGCGCCAGCGCTGCGCGTTCTGCGCAATCAGGGCAGCGGTATCCATATTGCTAACCGAGATATTCGAGGATTGTCAGCGGATTATTCGATCCTGACTGAGATGCCGCATTCCACCCGCACGAAACCCTGATGCGCGAGAGCGGCTTTGCCATGTAGGTCTTAGTCTGTCCAGGAAGAACGATGATGCTTCCCGCAACACCATAAGCGACGGAAAGATTGGACGGGCAGACAGACACCGCAACGGTGCCTGGATTATGAAATGCAATTCCCCTGCGCTGAGCATTGGAGCCTATGGCTGACACAACCGCCGTTCCCAGCAAAACGCCCGACGATACCGGAGACGCGATAGCCGACCCCGTATTGAGCCTCGCGAGCGGTTCTGGGTTCGAGTTTGCCGCATTGACACTCGTAAAGTTCAGGATCGAGACTGGCTGATTACTTCCCACATCAACCCATGCCATCCAAGCGCAGTTGACGTTCTGCTGTTCGTTTTCCGAGAGGATAACCAAGTCTTCCTGCGGATATACGAGTAATGCGCCTTCCCCGTGCGCAGGCTGGATAGATACGTTCGCTGGGCAAACCCTGAGATTGTTGCTTCCCGGATTATGAAAAACGATTCCCCTGCGCACCGAATCCGAGCCGAGAACCTGCGTCCATGTCGCGCCCAGAGTGCCTACGCCAACTCCAAGCGGGCCGATAACAGGCACATCATGCGAGAGATCGGCAAGCGCGAGCGTTGTCATGCCATGATCTCCTCTAACACGATTGAACCCCCGCTAGTGCCCGGAAAATTCACCGCGTTGGCTGCGTTGCTGGTTTTGATCTGCGCCGTATAAGTGACGCTTGAACTCGTGTTCGGATTATCCATCCAGATTATCGCCGCAGGCATAATGGAATTGGAGAATCCGAGGTTTTTTATCGCCGGGCCAACCTGAGTCGATCCGTTGCCGATCGCCAGAAACCCGTTCGCTGCGCCGTTCATTCCGAGAGAGCCGGTCAGTGCAATTTTCACCAGATTAGGCGCCGACGTTGGCGTGATCGATTTCGTTACAGCGGTGTTGCCGTAAGACGTGCTCGTGCTTGATGTATCGGAAGTCGTTTGAAAGAAGCTCGATTGCACGACATCGCCGGGTTTCTTCTGCCCGGCTCCGAACAATTGAATCTTGTCGGGAGCCGTAGCCCATGTCCCGGCCGTGACTTGGCCGGAACTGAAATCCATATAACCAAGCACACGAAAGGATTTCGTCGTAACGGCAGACGCACTATAGAAAACACCTGCCGATGTTGATCCTGCCGAAATACCCGTGCCACTTTGGGGAGAACTTTCTGGTAGAGCAACGATCTGTGTAGGGCTTGCCCCTCCGACAACGCAGACAATCACGCCAAGAACGAGCGTTCCTGCGTTATCAAAAATAACAACCCAGACACGGAACGGGATGGCGTTTGCAGTGCCGAGCGTAGCCCCGTTCGGAACGGTAATTGAAAGACCGCTGCCGAGCGCGCGGAAGACTGGATCGCCATTTGCAATAGTCGGATCGCGGAATGGGATAATGACAGGAGATGATTTTGACGGGTCGTTACCGTTCCTGTCCTTTACCGCAATCGTCAGTGCGTTGCTGCTTACCGTGCCGTTGAGTTGAACGTTCAATGGAGTTTGCAGACCGAGAGCCTGGACACCGCTGACGTTCCACGTTCCCGCCCCATCGGTTGAAACAAAGGCATGGCTACCTGGAGGGATGATAAGAGATACGCCAGTCGCCATGCCATTAAAGGCGTCCGCAGCGTTGATGGCGAAAGTGATATTCCCGGTCAGGGCGTAGACCGTGAAGCCAAACCCCGCAAACAACGTGCTCGATTTGGCGAGTGTATAAGTTATTGTCCCCGTCGCCTGCCGTTCGGTATTGTGAAATGCGGCTGTGACGGACTGGTTTGTTGCGTCGGAGACTGGCGTAAAGACGACACGGAGATTGCCTGCCCCGTCATCCTGTAGACCGGAACCGATGTTTTCAGTCGCGAGAGCGCCTAGCCCGAATGCTGTCCGTCCCAACGCGAGAGAGGCCGCCGATACGACGGGCTGCATTGCCGTAGAGACAAGGGCGGACGACGGCTGCGCTGCAATCGGATTGCCGTTCCCGTCAAATCCTAGGAGCTGATTGGCGCGAGCCGTCGCAGACGGGAGAGCGGACGGAGGGTTCGCATCGGAAAGCGGAGCCACAAGCGCACGCGAAAACAGGCCGTTGACCTGCTGCGTGACCATCATCAGCCAGTCGAGTGCTTTTTCCACTGCGGATGGGAATAAAGCGCCCTGATTGGCCATCGAGTTCAACTGTTCCAGCGGCAGAACGCGGGCCAGAGTAAGCGTTGTACAGGAGGCTATCGGAGAGCCGGTCAGAGGATAGGTGAACGATCCCCCCGTAGAACCGTTCGATCCGTCATTGACCCCTGTAATCGACCATAACGAATTTGCAATGACCGTGCTGTTTCCGCTCGCATCGACATAAGTGAGTTGCGTATTACTCTGATCTGTCGAGTTTGCACCAGGTATCTCGAATGAATACGAGAACGTCGTCGTCGCGCCGTTGCCGGAGACGGTCGTTTTATAGGCCGTAGTCGTAATTGTCATTTGCTGTCGTCCGGACGGAGATCGTGATCAGCTCTATGCGGATGGTCTGGCAGGAACGGAGCGCGGTTGCCCGTGTTCGGCCTGACCTGCTGTTGCGGCTTGATCGCGCGCTGCGCAGGAATAGGCGCAGCCGGAGTGACTGTGCTTTCGGCCATGGCTGTCTCTGTTGAAAGTTAGTGCTTGCGCTTGGGCAGATTGCCTTGCAGCAATGATACCTTCTCATCCAAAGCTTGCTGGATGATCTCTGGGTTCTGCATCATAATGAGAGAACGCGCGGCCTCTCGCGACGTACTGATTGCATGAACAATCATGTCACGTTGCGTATTCAACGGCAGCGCATCGAATCCAGGCATCCTAACGATACCATCAAGCCTCGTCTTCACCATCTGCCCAGCCAGTGTCGCAAAATCGAAATACTGTTTGTCGGTTAGTTCAACGCCACGGATTTTCCGCTGCGGCATCGCTGGGAATACCCCGAGCCTTAGCATGGCTTGAGGAACCGGATCATTGTTCACCCGCATTTCATAGATGGCGCTTAATCCGCCTACTCCGAGCACTTCCTTGTTCGGAATAGGTTGACCGAATACATCCACACGAGGAAGCAGCGTTTGCGACAGCCACGGCACCTTTGCCTTGATCGCATCCATCATTGTGCGTGCGGAGCGCGAGTAAGGATCGATCCCGCGCGCGACTTGGAACATGCCGACCGAGTACGGAACGAAGGACGATAGAAAATTGCGAACGTATGACGCACCGTAACGGTCGTGATCTGTTACCGCCTTAATCAGATCGGAAGGACCGCGCATGAAGCTTTCATCCAAGATGTTCTGGCTGAAAGCGTGCATGAGCTGAGCGCCGACTTTGGTAGCGTCGTCTTTCCCGATCATGTGCGCTACTTCGTAAAGATCGGCCGCGACACTGACCTGCATCCCGAGCGGGCCAAGCCTATGAATGTCGTACCAAGTTTCCCCAATCCTGATGCTGTGCGGGGGACCGTTGACCATCGTCCAGACTGAACGCTCTTTCGGATCGGACGGCCCCGAACCGTTCACCAATCCTTCCGCAGCCAAAGAACCGATCGCAACGCTTAAAGCGGACCCTACCGCCATGCGGCCTATCGCCATGTCTCTGGCTACAGGTCCGTTAGAGCCGGATAGATCGGCGCGAATTTCATGCGAGAGAACGCCAAGGACCGTCCTGCGGAGGATAGCCTGTTCGATGATATTCGAGGAAATATGCACGAACGGATCGATGAACTTGAGCCACTGACCGCCAGCAAAGCGCGCGTTGGTCAGTCGTGTCAGAGCCGTCGTGAACTCACCGCCCTTCCCCATCAAGGTCAGATCGGTTGCCGACTTACGCGCGTCCTGCATCAGCTCCGGAGTCGGGCTTGTCTCTATCTCTCCGATGCGCCGCGCCATCGCATCGCCTTCGAGCCCTTCCATTGCGGCCTGACGATAAGCGAGCGCAGCCATTTCACGTTCATAATTCATCGCGCGGAAGAAACTATGGATGGCCGCAATTCCCCTAGACGGAATGCGCGCAAGCGTCCCGACAGGAACAGGCACGCCACCAATCGTGAAATTTGGAATAGCCGCTCTTGGATTTACAAGCGGGGATAGTGCAAACTGCCGCGCCGTCATGTTTTCCGCTTCGCCGGGGAGAAGCGTCGTCCTACCCGATTTGACCGACTCCCAAGCCGCGACAACTCCGTTCCTCACACCGCGCAGCATGCCATAAGCTTGCGCGGGAACTTCTCCGAAGAACACTCGGGGTCCTTCCTCGCCTAACAAGCGAAAGACTGCGCTCGAAGTCGCCGCCCCAACCGTTTCGGGACCGGCCTTCCACATTGCCAGGAGAGCGTTGCCAACTGAATAAGTTGTATGTGTCGCAGGACCGGAGATTAGCCCATTGATCCAGTATTCGAGGATCATGTCTCCGAACGTAGGCTTAGCGCTGTCATGCATGAATTTGGACACCTGAGACGGCGTATCCAAATTCATTGCGAACTGGGCTTCTTGTCGTAACTGGAATAGCGTCTTGCCAGTAGCGTCTCTGACAAAATCGGAGATCGCCTGCGCCTCCTTCATTCCGCCTATTTCTCGGAATGCACGTAGGGCACGTCCAGCCTCCGCTGTAACGGCAGACAACGTGCTCTGGATCATCTGGTGACGTGTTTTGGCCTGACCGAACGCAAGTAGTTCGGCATCGCTTCCGGTCGCGGCCTTAGCAGCGGCATCCCGCACAGCCGTTGCCGACTGAACGAGCATCTTACGCAGTGCCATGACTTTGGAAGCTAAACCGCCCCTGCCGAACTGCTCGGCAAACTTGGCCATGTCTACAGCAGTCGCTTCAACACCAGCCGCTTCGGCTAAGTCCAAAACCTGCGCGTCGGACACAACGCCGCGCACGTCCATGAAGTCGCCGTTTTCCTCCGCTGTCTGACGGAGAACGGCATTGATGTCTTCCGGAGTATTGAGGTTATCGAGCCGGATATTCCCGGCTTTATCGATCAGGTCTGTTTCTGGACGGGAGAACGGTTCGTTTGCGGTCTTGGGCGGCTCTACGGGTTTTGCTTCGCGTGCTCCAAGGCTTTCTGCCTGAGCTTCACTTCCGCCCTTGCCGAGCGTTCCAGATTCCTCAGCAGCTCCACCTTCTCCGCCGGCTGGTCCGGCCGCATTGCCATTACTGTCAGGTTGCGGACCTCGCGCCTCGCGTCGTCCAGTTTGGTCTGCAATACCTTCAAGTCTTGCATCCTGCTCCTCCGGAGCATGTTCGGCGACTATGCGGTCCCGCTCACCCTGTACGCGCTCCGCGGTCGGATGCGCTTCGTGCGGTTGCGCCGTCTCTGCATCGGCTTCATGCAGATCGGCAAAGGCTTTCGGCACTTCCCGTTCCGGCGCAATCGTGACGCGCTCGGGCTTTGCCACAATCAGCCGGTCGAACACATCTCTTATATCATCGTTGATCGGCGACCGCAATTTGGCGACGGTCTGGTAGATGGACGTAAGCCATTGACGGAATTGTTCAAAAACACGCGCCAGAGCGGTAGACGGTGCCCTTCCCTCCATCATGTAGGTTTCAAAGCCGCGTGCGAATTTCTCGTGCTGCGCGCGGGTGATTTCGCCTTCCTTGGCACCTAACCAATCACGAACGGTCTGCGCGTCTTTGGTCAGGTCTGCGGGTGCTTTTTCATCCGCCGCGTCCTGCATTAGTTCTTCGAGCCATTGATGCCCGGTTTCATGCAGGAAGGTGGAGGCGTCGGCGTCTTTGAATAGGGTTATGGTATTACGGGTATCGGCTAGCGTGATCTTGCCGGCACGTCGCGACTGAGCCAGTTCTTTGACGCGCGGCTTGGCGCGACCTGCCTCAATCTCAGGTGCTTCCGCATTGTAGAGATCGAGCGCGGTGCCTTTCTCACCGTTGAACCGTGCCGCCCTCGCTTCGTAGTGCGCCGCAATGAGCTGCGCTGCGGCTTGCGCCTCTTCGGTCGGACGGCCTGCCGCTGTCAGACGTTTTTCCACGTCGGCGGCAATGTCGGTTGCGCCCAAGCCTACCGGTTTGGTGGGGGTAGGCTTCGTCTCGGCTGGAATGGCCTGCGGTGACTCTGGCGTGACCGCTGGTGCGGTTTCCGTCTCTTTGGGCAGCAGCGTTGCGCCTTGCCGTGCCGACCCCTGTACGGGCGCTTCTGTGGGCTGCGGCGAGGCCTGAACTGGCGTCTCAGCAGCCGGTGCCTCTACCGGAGCCTCTTGCGGCATCCGTTCTTGGGCGGTTCGGTATGCCTGTCCTACCCTCGGGGCCAAGTCCCGCATCGCGTAATCCGTCTCCATCAGACGCTGACGGATGCGAGCCATGTCCGGGCTGTCAGACACCGTGTTCTTCTCGATGTAATCGTCGCGCTGTTCGGTCAGTTCATCGAGACGCGCCTGATATTTCTTTTGCAGCCTTGGCGTGGCGGTTTCCATGCGCTGCTGGAGGTCCGCTATTTCCTCGCCATGCGGCGCTTCCGCCGCCACGCGCTCATCACGGCTTGCTCTCAGTTCTTCTATCCAGCGGCGGAAAACCTCCTTTCGATTGGAGAGGTCGTCGAATTTCTGGAACGTCTCGGGATCGATCTCGCGCGCGACCGCATGAATGTCAGGCTTAGGCGCTTCCTGAGTACCGGGCTGTGCTACTTCCGCTCCGCGTTCTTCCGCCGCCTTGGCCTGCGCTTCGGCCTGCGCCTTCATGGCTTCGGTTTCGGCCGCAAACCGCGCTTCCGCGTTCGGCGCTACGGTCCCTTTCCAGCCGGCCTCACCTTCCCCGATGATCCCGAGCGATCGCGCCTTGTCCAAATCAAAGGCAGTCATCGCTCGCTGCGTCGCTGATGGCTTGGCTGTTTTCGGCACACCGAGCGGGTGCGGAGAACCGAAAAACGCCTCCGGAATAGCAGCAATGTCTCTGCCGAGCTGCGGTTGCCCTAGTTCCTCGCCGATCTGAGCGACACCAACTTGCGTGCCCCGGAAAGCCGCAGTCGTGCCTCGCAAGAATGTCTCTAACGCAACAGCAGCAGGCCGCATCCACGCTTCATTGAATGCCTTGGTCGCGTTGAAATTCTCTTTGGAATAGTCGGTCCAAATACCGGCTTTCCTGAGCGTGTCTTCGCTCTCTTTCGAAAGCCCTAGAGGTTCTGCCCCCCACCCCTCTTTCAGTCCTTGCCCAAATGCACTGAGCACTTTTCCGGTCGAACTGTTGTGAATATAGTTGTCGGCTTCTTCCGATGATGTTGGAATATCGATCTTTGTTCCAAAATCATCAAAGGTACTCGGAATAGTCCGGTACGGCTTATTGAAAAATTCGTCCGCAGTCGGCAGTTGTCCTGCCGAACCGAAAAACTCATCTGCGGTTGGTAAGGTCTGTGTCGCCATTATCGCGATTGAGGAACTTGCGGTTCATTAGACGGCGGCTGGGCGCTTGTCCTGATCCAACCGCGCTCCAAAGCTAACTTCTCGCCTTCGGCGCGCGTCATTTTCCCAGACTGCACAGCCGAGATAAGACCCTGCGGCGTGTTCAAATCGGGAGCCGCCTGTGATGCACCATTCGCAGCGGCGAGCATGTCGGCAGTCCACTGCGACATCGGCCGTTTGAATTGCGCGATAGATTTACCGAGATAGTCAGGACTTCCCGGATCGAGCATTTGAAATGCGGTCTTCCCGTCCTGTTTGCCTTTTTGATATGCAGGAAAGAACTGCGCCAGAAATCTTTGATACAGTTCGTCCCCTTTGGGGTCTTTCAGGTGCAAGCCTTCATCTGAGCCGCTGATCTGATTCTTGGCGGTTTTCAAGAACTGCGCCCGCATCACGCTTTCGGCCTCACCCTCCGGCGTGCGCTTGCTGCTCAACTCTGTCCTGAGTTCCTTCAAACCGGCTAAGGTCAAATCGCCGTTAGGACCGGAATGCTCGTATAGCTGAGATTCCGCCGTGATCTTATTCGGATTGCCGTCAGGCAGATGAATGCGCTTGAACAGGTCATAAAATCCCTGCCCGTAGGTGCCTACGTCTTTTTGTCCTGCGGCTTTCGCCTGCAATAGACCGAGCGCATGTTCGCGGTTATACGCAAACCTAGGGTCAGCCATGATGCGCTGAGCGGTCCAGGACGGATCGTTATTGATAAGCCCGTTCAGGAGTTCGTCTGTTCCTGCTTTTTGGGCGTCTTTCAGCGCTTCCTCTCTCTGCTTTCGGTCACGCTCCTGGTCAAGATATGCCGCCTGTTGCACCGTGTAGCGATGATTGATTTCGGTGATGACAGCATTGCGCAGCATCGGATTGTCGCGCAATGCAGGATCATCTAATGCCTGCGCTACAGCCGCGCCTTTGTTTTGCTGGACAAAGGCTGCTGGTCCCGGACCAAGCGGAGGCGGATTGTTCGCCACATCATTCGGCGACAGCCTGCGATATCCGAGCACATTTGCAGTAGGAAATTCCGCCACGGAGACGGCGTTTCCTTGGTTCCCGCCTAGTATTTTGATTGTTCCTGGTGTCGATCCCGGACCCGCATAGAACCCAACGTGCCCCTTGGCTGGATCGGCCCCGCGCGAGAGGACAACAATATCGCCCTCCTGCGGTTGATCTACGGGCGTTCCATAAGTGAGGAATGAACGCGCTGCCGCGCTGTTAGTGCCAGAATATCCGGCAGAATGCAGAACCGCATTTGCCCAAGCCGCACACCAGGGCGTTAACGCTGGGTCTATGTTCTGCCCGCCTACATTCTTAATAAAGCTCGCCAATACGCCACGGTCTTTATCTTCTCTCAACCCGACTTGCTGGCGGGCCACATCCATAGGGGAATGCGGAATGGCCGTCTGCCGATCAACCCAATCAATCGCCTGTATGTGTGTGTTCTGCCCCTTGAGTTTGGCTGTGACCTGAGCCACGCTCACAGGGTCCATGCGATCCTTGTAGCGGTCGAAAAGCTCGTTTGCCTCTTTCAGTTTTCCGAGATCGGCCTGCGTATCAATAATGGCTTTCAGCGTAGCTCCGCGCCGCTTGGTAACTGCGGCTTCAACTTCCTCGCCATGCAGGCTCGCCCAATTCCTGACTTCGTTGTCCTGCCAGCGCAGAGCATTCTCAAAACCCTGCATGTCACCATTGCCGTAAGCCACGGCGGCTTGACCGGCATAGGTTTCTATCTGGTTCTTTGCAGTATTGCTCTGCCACGTCCGCATCTGCCCATCGGCATGGTTCGTGGCGTATCGATAGTACGAGTCCTGCAAGTACCTAAGCGATGCAGCAAGCTTGGCTTGTTCTGCAAGACTTCCGGCCCGCGACTGTGCTTGCTGTCGCAGATCGTCAATGTCTTTCTTGAACTGAGGAAGGGCATCGTTCGCCGCGCGGCCTTCCAACTGAGAGAATTTAGAGTACTTGTCCGTGACCTGATCGGCGTACCACGTGTTCACGTCTGCGGAATGGATGTCGTTCACCATCCGCTGCCGTTCGGTCAGGACGCTTAGTCCAGTCTCACCTGCTTTCTCCAGGCTTTGGCCGAATGCTTCTCCGGCCCTCGCCTGATAGCCCCCAAACATATTAGGGGACGAATTGATATGGAAATAATCGTTTCCAGGCGCTCCAGTCGGGCGCTCTTCCGGGAGTTCGATGTCGAGAATGGACGCCATTAGCCGCCGCTATTCATCTGGTACATGGCGTAACGCGATCCGGCCGACGAAGCGGACGACAATAGAGACGCTCCTACAGCCCACGGCTCGGCCTCTCTCGCCTGCCGCGATTCCGTTTCGAGCAATTGCGACTGCGCAGTATCGTTCAGACCCTGGACCTCATAGCCATACGCCCTGCGCGCCGCATTGGAACGAACAGTGAGTGCATCCAATAGACCGACTTCGGCCTCACCGCTCCGAGCATTGGAAAACGAACCGCTGTTCACATCGACGTTCGATGCACCCTGCTCTGCTTTGGTCTTTCCGACCGTGGCTCTTGTTCTTAAGCCTGTCATCGTGGCTTGCTGAGAACCAGCCTGGAGTTCGGCGTTCTGGTTCTGCTGCGCGATCTTGGCATTGTTCGCTGCGACCTGCGCTTGATAAGCAGCGTTAGCCGACGCGGCAGCATATTGTCTTCCCGTTCCGACCGCGCTCATTACGCCGCCGGCCAAAGAAGTCACCAACATGAGCGGAGCGAGCGCTGCTCCCATATCAAGCCCTCAATTCAAATCGCCGGAAAAGCTGGCCTCGTCTACCGAACGGCTCAGGCTCTCCGAGCGTAAATCCGAGAATTTTCAGAAAGCGAATGGCCTGCTCGTAGTTCGCATCGACGTAATCGAACAGGACAGACCTATAGAGGAGCATTTCCCCAACGGCGCGCTTGGCCTCTCGCGCAAAGGAAAACGGCACACGCTCAACAGCCGGCGTGGTCAGCAGCCACGGATGGCCGATTTCACTTAAGAGATTCCCGCCCAAGCCCCACATCGCGGCTATGTCGCCATCAACAAAAGCTGTACGGGATAGGATACCGGATCGGAACGCGCGACGGACTGCCCGATAGCTCGACAGACCGGCGGCCTGCACTTCCTTCCTATCCGCCGCGCGTAAATTGACAGCCAATAGGTCGCAGTGTTCGGGCTTGGCTGCCAAGATCGTGTAGCGATCACCCACCCGTGTCACCCACATTCAGCGATGGCATGCAGGCCAGAATGGTCATCGGCAGAGGATAAGTCTGCTGCATCGCGACCATGCCGGGAGAACGCTGATAATCCGGAGTGTTCCAGTCGCCTTGAATCGGAACGTATACATCGCCGCTGAATAGAGGAACCGCCGAGCCGGCATAAACCGCATTCGCATTAGTTAGACCGAACCTGCGATCGGTCATTTCGGAAAGATCGAGATAACCGGATGCGGAACCCCACGGGCGCTCGGCCTGGTTCTCGGTCTGAGCTGCAACGGGCTGATCCTGTCCGACCCTGATTCCCCTGCTCTGCCACAGCCGCATCGTCACAGAATTGATGCGCTTATGCTTACCCTGGATCATCGCTCCAGGAACATCGGCATGCAGAGTTTGCACCTGGGCTGTAAACGGAAGCCCAATGGTGATCTGACTTGCGGCCGATGGAAGTGTGATGGAGCCACCCGTTACAGTCAGAGGATTGTCGGGGCTTGCAGCAACGCTCCCATCGGCCAGCACGGAAACTTGCATCCCCTCCAGGTGATCCAATCCGCCAACGGAACTGACCGGATTCGTCAGCGACCATTGTCCTGGTTGAGCGGGGATTGGCAGGTTATTCGGATCGTTCGGAACGGTCGCCGTGATATTTTTGTTAATATCCGCCACGACCTGAATTGGCGAGTTGACTTTCGTAACCACTGCGATTCCGCCGCCCAAACGAATGACCTTTCCGACATCCGAACCAAACACGGCAGCGGAAGCCGTGAAGACAGCGCTGAAATCGAGCAACAGGATAACCTCTGCTCCTGACCCTGTGCTGTCTTGGATTTGCAATACGGGAGCAACGTAACCATTTCCCGGATTGACGACCGTCATCCCGTTAATAGCGCCCCCGCTCAGGGATAATGTAACCTGCGCGCCGGAGCCATTGCCCTGTTGATCTACGACCTGACCGACCGGAGCGGTGTAATTCGACCCTCCGAGAACGATCGTTCCGCCCGATATTCCTCGTGACGGCGCGGCTCGCGAGGCCTGCAACGTCGCGTTCGGTTCCGTCTGTGGAAGAGACAGTCCGCAATCGACGCACCAAGTCTGCTCGACGTTGCTCCAAAGACGATTATCGAACCTCTCGACGTAATACATCCACTGTTGCGGGCCTGGGATATACCGCTTGACCACTAAGTAGACCGCATCCACCGGAGGCTCCGGCGCCGTCGCAATCGACTGCACCAATCCGTTCGTATCGTGCCGCGTCCAGCCGATGACATCCTGCTCTTTCAAGTACGTGCAGGACAGCAGTTTACCGTCATCCCGAACCGCCCAGATGATCTTGTTCGGCTCTCTCGCCCATGCCCATTGCTTGATTTGATAATTGATGAACAGATGCGAGGACAGAACCGTGATGTCCGTTCCGGCATAAATGTTGGTGAAGAAATTGTACTGGAGATCACGAATGATCGAGCCGAGCGACTGACCGTAAATGATGTCGTAGTTGATCTTGATCGGGGGAAGTGTCGGGTTAAACCCGTTCGATTCCTGCGGCTGCGCGTTCTGCTGAGACGGCGTTATCGCAGACCCGGCGCCCGTCGTTCCGGAGAGTTGCCACGCATCCTCGCCCGTAGCGATAATACACCCCCCAGGCATCGGGAGCGCCCATTGGATGCCGTTGACCTGCTTCGACCAAGGAGAACCGGAGATGGCATCGCTCGAAATCGTCGGGTTCGACGTGTCGAAATTAAGAAACGCTCCGGGCTGGCTGAAATTGTATCCATCCGGATTATTCAGCGTGAACATATAGCCACGCCGCTGCTGGAAATACTCGACCACAGCCGGATACGTTCCAGACTCAGACCCTATGGTGATCGTGCCCGTTGCACCAGCCCCGCCGTGCACGCCGTCGCCAATCGTGATCGTATCTCCTAGTTTATAACCTTCACCCGGATTTTGCACGATGAGATCGGCCAGGGCGCCAGTCCCGTCTACTCTCGCCTGAATGACGGCTCCAGAACCCGTCGCAGAATTGATCGTGACCGTGACGGTGGCTTGTGAATAACCAGCTCCTACCGCAGTTACAGAAGAGGCGAGAATCGCGCCCCGAGCGAACGGATTATTATGCAGCGGAGGCGTTGTAGTAAAATCAGGCTGGATATTGGTATCCTGCCAAGTGGTTGTTCTTGAAGTCCCGGCATAGCCGAACAACTGTCCGACAAAGTTCTCCGTGTTCGTGTAATCCGGAGGAGCGCGGTAGATATTGTATGACGAGGCATTGGCGACAGCCGCCCATGTGACCGTGTTCGAGCCGAATTGTCCGGAAATATCGACCGAATCCTTGCAAGCCCCAATCGGAGAAGCGATGCTCTCCTGTCCTGTTGTGGCATCAACCGCAGTGACGACATAACCATAAGCGGCAGGACCGGCCCCGGAAACATATCCCTTATTGGCAGTGACAGAGCACGATGCCGGAGCCGATGTAGACGACTTGAAGCTCGGTTGTGCGATCGTCCAGTTGTTCGCTGCTAATCGGGTTAGTTCCTGCGGAGGGTACTCGACTAGCGTCTGCTGATTGACGCAGGTCAGCGACATCGTATCGGCAGACTGCGTGAATTTCAGATACGGCAGATCGACAGCAGCATACGGCGTCATCAGCGTATAGATGCGCGCTACCGTCCCGCCGCCCGTGTAAGTCCCGTAATTGAGGGAATTGACCGGAGTTCCAAAAATATCCGTCAGGAGAACGCTGTTCGACGTTGCTCCAGCTACAATGAATGTGCGCCCGTTCAGAGCCGTCATACCTTGTACGCCAGTGATATATATCCAATCACCGTTGTTAAAATTATTCGCCGCAATGCCGACTTGGCAAGGATTTGCCTTACTTGCCGACGTGATCTGTTTAGGCGCCTCCGTCACATATGCGCCGTCAGTAATGACGCGCATATAGAAATCGCCAAACTCAAGAAGATACGATTGGAAGAGATTGAACTTGAACGTAATCAGTCGCGGCGGTTGTCCGGAAGTCGGCTGCTTGCACGCCCCGACAAATGCGCTCCCGGCCCTTGAAGCAAGCCCGCCTTTGTAATCGACAAAGACATTACGCGCGACAGAGCATCCCGCGTGCCACTTGGCAAGGTCGAAACGTCCGTAAAGCGCAGGAGCGATTTCTCCTGCGGAAAAGCTGGTTTTGGCGAAGGTCTCGCCCATTTAGAGCAAGACCCCGCCAGGAAACGCAATCGTGCTCCAGCCGTAGAATGCCTGTCCTACTCCCGGAGGCCCCATGCCGAAATACGCATTGCCCCTGGCCGCCATCCAGTCCGGCATGTGATCGACACTTTCAAATCCCTCGTTCCCATCAGAAATCCGCGCCTGCTGAATAATGCCGGTCGCCATTTCGACTTGGCTTTTCAGCAAAGGCAGGTTCATGTTGATCGGATTGACGAGGAACGACGCCAGCGTAGCCACCACCGCTTGATGCAAATGCGGGTCCCAGAGATCGGGCGTTTCGATCCTGGCCGTGTAAACCAAATCGGCATATTGCAGGTCGGTCAGCAGGATTTTCTTTTGATTGTTCCGTGCGTCCGTATCGATCCCGACCACAAATTTCCAGCCATCTCCCCATGTCGCGCGTTGCACAATGCCGATATCGGACGGATAGATCGGCGGAGTCGTTCCAGTCGAAAGCGGCGGATCGTAAATGAGAAACCGAGCCGCCAGACAATCGTCTGGCAGCGCGTACTCATACAGCCAAGGAAATGGGGGGATTGGGATTGTCGTGCCGTTCGGATTCTCGGGAGTGCCTTGAGCGGCCTTGAGAACCGTCAGCGAAGCTTGCCGGCGCAAGCTGTTCCAGTGCGCAGACCGGAACACGGCGTCCCGCTTCGGCGCATAGTGCCGCGCAACGGTGGCCGCATTCGGAGCTGGCAGTGGGGGAGAGAGAGACGTTATCGTGTAGCCAGCCCCGATCGCATCAAGGCTTTCATTGGCTACATCGACAGGCGAGGTCATCCAACGACCTCGTACAACGGCACATCCTTGTGCTCGCCAAGGATGCGATTGCTGTCATTGAGCACTTCGATTTTGTCGTGCGAGATTCGTTCAACCCTGTGCGGGCCTTTCACGCCGTCAGGGAGGTCGTATTCGTACCCTGCTTCCCGCAGCGCGCCATCGACCTCGGCCTGTTCCAGAAGACGGATTCTCATTCCTCGTCCTCTTCTTCCTTGTAGAATGCATCGCTGCGCTCACGGTCGCGCGCTTCGTTGCGCTCCAGACGTTCGTCCGGGTCTTCCGTATCTTCGTCCTCGGCTCCGAGATGCGTGATCTGGAGTTCAACGCAGCATTTCGACTTCTTCTCGCCGTTGACTTCGACCTCGTTTTCGGAAACCGACGTTACCTTTGCCATCGCGAACAGATGGATCATGTCGCCCACGGATGGCTTTTCATCCTCCAGGCCGATCTTTTCCAGCTCGCGTTCGGTGAGGCGAATTGCGAGTCCATATGGGTAAACAGGACCAGTAGCTCCTGCTGCGACCGTCGCTGGATAGGCGGCGTTATCTTCTTTCAGGTCTTCCGGCGTGTTGGCCATATCGACCAGTTGATGAAAGCTCATGTTATGCTTCCCCCATAGCCGGAGCACCGCCAGACGCCGGAGCCTGCCCGGCTTCCGTACCGGCAGGCGCGGTGTTTTCGGCCATCAGTTCTTCGTCATGGCGCTTGGCCATCGCGGCGAGTTCTTCCTCATGGCGCTTATTCATGTCCTTGCGCTCGCCAGCGTGCCGGCCGTGCGCGTCTTCGCGCTCGCGGCTGTGCCGGTCGTGCGTTGACTCTTTCTTGTCGTCGTCTTCGTTCTTTTCCTTTTCAGGTTTCTTCTCGCTGGCCCGTTTTTTGGTCGGGCCATCCGCGTACATCGCCTTCTGGCGATCCGCGTTGTAATCGGCAGGGTTCTTCCGTTCGGCCATTGTCAATCTCCGTAGAGGGCTGATTGTCGCTTGTGGTGCATTCCTTTCAGCGTCTCAGCGAGATTTGCTTCTCGCCGGATGCGAGCGTTCTTGGAATGCTTCGCTTTTCGTAGTTTCTCTGCGGGGATTTTCTCCCCTTCCGGCACGCCTAACGCGCGATGCAGCGCGCCGGGACGCTTAATTGCGTTTTTGATCCAGTGCTTAGCCATCTTTAGTCTCCGTAGAAGGCTTTGCGTCGGCTCATAGCCTTGTCGCCAGTCTTGTTCGCAATCGCGATTGACTCGCCTTCCGGAATGCCTTTCTTGAGCAAAGCGTTGGCCTGTTTGGCGGCCTTCGATGCGGCGGCGCCTTTCAGCTTCTTATTGTGCTTTTTCGCGAAGTCCCGACCCGTTGGCCACGGCATGCTTCATGCTCTCGACAAGTAGCTTGCGGTCGTATTTCAAATCGTAGGCGTAAGGATCGTGCTCCAAGGCCCGATCTATTTCGCGAATGACTTCATCCGGCGGGAGAACGTTCGCCAATCGGATCATCTGGAACGCGGCGTTTGTCCTGACGTTAAAATCCAATGGAAAAATGCGCGTTGCCGTGTGAAAGCCGGGCAGGTTGAAAACGGGTCGAGCTGGTGTTGGGCTTGACCGAGCAATCAGATACTCTGCCAAAATCCATGCCGAGCCATACATGATGCCGCCGATAAGCAGCGTGGCCCGTGCAAAGTCCGAACAGAACTGCCGTGAAAGGCGAGAACAGAGGAAAGCCAAACAGG